TCCGGTGGACGTATTACGCTAAAAGCATTTGAGGATGCTGTTGCAGAGGGAACATTCACCATAACAACAGCACAAATAAAATATCCAGAAATCACATGGAAGGATGTTTCGGCCTTCTTGATTAAGAAGGCGATCACAAACTCAGGCGCCGTCACTAAGGCACAGGTTAACACTACTATCAAAGCAATTAGGGTGATCTTGTAATGGCAACCATTGGGTACAATTCATGTTTATGGGGAGCTCCTCCGCTATCTAGCATTGCTGTTTCAGCAAATTCTACGATGTTAATAAATGCTGACGGGGAGGAAATAGCATTCAAATACATCCCCCAAAGCACATCTCCAATCACGCATGTCAACTTGTACCTTAACATTGAAGGCACGGTAACGGATATTAATTTTAAAATCAGGGTGGAGTCTGACAATGCTGACGCCCCATCAACCACAGTCCTTGGCGCTGCAACGGCAGAATTTGCAGGACTTGCCGCAGATGGCATGGCTGGTGAAAAAGCTCTTGTGACCAATACCGGCAATCTTACAGTTAATGTTCCTGTGTGGGTGATTCTTTATAGAACTTCCGGTAGCAGTCTGTCAGGAACAAACTATGTGGGGTTCGGCGGTAATGGTAGTGCCAGCCCTTTGGATGGAGCTGCGTATATGCGATTATATACCAGTGGGAGTTGGACTGGTACGGCCATATCTGGGACACGGCTTGGGTATGTCATAAAGCACGCGGATAATTCATATGTTGGTGTACCGCAGAAAAATTCCATCGCAAGTTCTGCAAGTGTTGGATTATTAAGTGGAACAACCCGTCACGGAATACGAGTAAAATACGGTGCTCAGGTTAAGTTCCCAGGTATCTTATTAAATATACGCAAAACAGGATCACCGAACGCACTGATTGTTACTGTGTACGAAGGAAGCGTATCAAAGTATAGTCAGACCATTCCCGCAGCTTCAATCGTGTCTTTGGTGTGGTTTCCTTATTGGTTCTCGTCTCCGGCATTATTAGCAGCAGATGCGGATTTGTATATTGTTTTAAAGCAGGAATCAGATGGAGGGGATGGATCGAATTACTATGATCTTTATACATGGACGTATGACGATGGATATTTACCAGCCAACCAACCAGCAGATACGGCGTTTGTGTATGGTACAGGTGATGATCCGACAACTCTAACTGCATCTACTACGGAATTTCCAATGTTGGTCCCGCTGCTTGGTGATACAGCAACAGATCTTGACCAAGCGGCAGGCGGCGGTGGCTTAATCGGCGGTCATCAGTACATCGGAATGGGGAGGTAGAAAATGGCAAACGTAAATCCCCCGGTAAAGGCTCAAGCATTCGATCTAAGTGCTTCGCTTTATACTTCGACAGGATTAATCACCAATCCCGGCACACTCACCTTGAAGATCAGTAAAGACTTCGGGGACTGGGCTGATTCTCATAACAGTGGAAGCACTCCGACTGACGAGGATAGCACTTACGGCCAGATTAAGATTGCCCTGGACACAACGGATATGAACGCAGACGTGGTGGATGTTTACCTGATTGATAATACCAGCGGGTGTATTCCATTCAAAGCAACCATTTACACGTGTTCTGCCACAAGGGGCTTGGCAGGAACAGCCCTCCCAGCAGCAGCAGCAGACGCAGCAGGAGGTATCCCAATCAGTGATGCTGGTGGACTTGACCTCGATGTAAAACTCGCAAATACCAACGAGATCACCGCCGCAAGGATGGGCGCTCTCACAGACTGGATCAATGGTGGCAGGCTTGACCTCCTTCTTGACTCCCTTGTGGCGGCAATTATCACCAACGCAGCCGGTGATGATGTCGCAGCGGATATTATTGCATTGAAGGCTGTAGCCGACGCAATTACAGCAGCGGTCATCACAAACGCAGCCGGAGCAGATGTGTCGGCAGATGTTATAGCCATGAAAGCGGTAGCTGATGCAATCAAGGTTATCACAGACCAGATCACATTCACGACCATCGGCGCGAACAAGAGAATCAATTCCACCGTAAAAGCGGTCGTCAGTACAGAGCTTACCGGAGACGGATCAACAACCCCCTGGGGGCCAGCATAATGAAGGCATATATTCTTTCAACTTACGGTGAAGATGGGGCGGAAGAAGTCCACGTAACACTCGATAAAGAAAAAGTGATGGGTATTGCTTCGGAGTATGGAGAAGACTACGTATTAGATCGATTAATTGATGTGTTGAGCAAGGACACAACGGAACGAGACGGGGTAAATGTATCTCAAGGCTGGGGTGGGTTAATGATCCATATCATTGAGGTGGAATAATGGGAACTTGTTGGGCGGCAAATTCATGGGAAACAGATAGTTGGGCGGCAGGTACATGGGCCGATCTACCTTTATGGACTCCGCGCAGAAGAAATGGGCTACTTATGGGGGTTATGCCATGAAGCAGGAAATTACCGAATTTTACAACAAATCCAATATCCCAATCGAAAGGATGGTGGCTATAGGGGTTGCCCGTCAAAATCTAACCAGGGAAGCGATCCAGGAGGCTGCGTCAGTTCTCTATAATGAGATTAAGTGTGGGCTTGAAATAAAACCTATCAGGGTTGCCTGGGAGGTATTTGCCCGCGCTAAACACCTAGTCATCCAGGCTAAAGCCTCCGAGGATACCCGCCTCAAGTCATTGCAATCGGAAGTCAATCGCCTACATAAATATATTCGCCAGCCATGGTATAAGCGACTCCTGCCCTACAAATCGTCAGCAAAGGAGGGGAATTAAATGTTTTCTCCCAAATCGGCCAACCACCCTTTATCTCAGGCACCAGTTAAAAAGACCTCATCCGCCGTTGTCTATACGGGGGCTTGTGTATTCAATGGTTTCCTAATCGGAACCGATGGTGTAAACGATCCGACGATTACCTTCTACGACAATACCGCCGCGTCTGGAGAGGAAATCATCCCCACCTGCGTTTACGATGCTTCGGCTCTCGGCTTAAATGGAGTCACGGGCATAAATCAATACTGTTCGACAGGCATCTACCTTGAAATAACATGCTCCGGAACGGTAGAGGTTGTGCCTCAATATACTCCGATCACCGCCAAGGGCTTACTCTGGGAGCCTTAATGTCAGCCATAACCACGCTACCAGCCACCACATCGCCCGCAGCTATCCCCGGCGACGCCATAGCCAACTACACCGAGCAGGAGATCGCCTATCTCTCCCAGCTCGAAGGCTATCTGGAGTATGAGAATACCATCGTCCTGAAGTATCTTCTAAATTCTCCATGCAAGATTACTGCCATCTTCTGTGGAAATCAGTTCGGCAAGGGAGAAACTGTAGTAATGGACTACTGGTATAGGATGATGGGCATCCATCCTCAGAAGCATAAGAACTTCACCCCTGACAAGAAAGTTCGCATGGTACGGTTCGCATCGGAAAACCTTCCTGGAGAAGCGCAGGAAACCGAAACGAGCAATACCCAGTACCCAATTTTAAAACGCCGCTTTCTCCAGCAGTGGATCAAGAAAGACATTACCGCTAGGAAGTCGGTAGTTACTTGTCTGCCTGAGTGTCTTGACGCCAACGGAAAAAAGGGGAAGCCTATCCAGTTTCAATTCTCTAGTTACGGCCAAACATCGCAATCTCAAGCTGGTATTCAGTTACTTTCATGCTGGATTGATGAATCCGCTCCGAAAGACTTTTTCCAAGAGCAGATTCCCCGCTTACTGGCAGCAGACGGAGATCTCATTATGACGTTTACCCCTGTTCCAGGGTCTATAGGGTGGGAGTTTGACGAATTATTTGAAAGAGCCAAGGTAATTTACCGAACCCCGTATGTTCGTGATCGTATCTTCGCGCGCACAGGCGAAAGAATACCCCTATTGGAATATACCAATTCCGAGGACGATATATGTGTCATTATGGCAGCTACAAACGACAACCCTATTTACGGAAAACTAGCCGCAGAAAAGTCAAAGAGAACAGGAAAGGTTGTCACAAAGGATGAATATGTAGCTGAAATGTTTGCTATTTATGACGATGAGGACGTGATAGATGCTAGACAATTTGGAATATTCCGCCAGCTATCCGGCAAGATATTCAAATCCTTTCTGGAGCGTACCCATGTCATCTCAGCCGACCGCTATTTCCCGGATGGCGTCCCGTACACCTGGAAGCATTTCAGGGGTATCGACTGGCATGAGACAACCCCCTGGGCTTGCGGCTGGATTGCCGTATCCCCTCAGGATGAGATCTTCGTCTACAACGAGTTCAACCCATCCCCGGAACGCCTGATCACCGCCGAGATCATGCGGGTAGTCGCATCACGTTCCCAAGACTACCGCTTCGAGCTGAACCTCGTTGACCCCTTGGCATCCAAGATACAGCCAAACACCGGCATAAGCTCCCTGGAAGATATGAACCGCATCATGGCGGCCTACCGCAAAGAAGGCTTAGGCACCGGAGGCTACTGGACCGTATGGGACACTAAATCCCAGAAGGGCCGGGATGAGATCCGCAAACGTCTTATGAACGCCGCCAAGGTCGGCCACCCCTTCGCCAATGAAGTCCAGATCGAAGGCCATAAGCAATACCTCCCGACCATCTGGGTGCTGGACAACTGTAAGCAAACGATCCAATCCCTAAAGAACTGGCGGCGTGAGGAGTGGGCTGGGCGATCCGGCAGCGTCGGCAAGGAAGAGAAGGAAACCCCGCAACAGAAATGGTCGCACTTCTGCACAATGCTGGAGGGTTTATTGAAACGCCAGGAGGTGTTCCAGGCCCGATTCCAGTCCGGCAACCAGCGGCCAAAGATACCAAAGTATCGCTAGGGTATTCCATCGTATTTTAGGGGTATTGACAAGCCGTAGGTATATGATACAGTCTAGCGGTATGTAAATAAGCAGCTATTACAAACATTCAGGGGGGGGGGGGAGATACCAGATGCCGATGTACCAGTTCTACTGCAAGGAATGCAACAAACTAATCGAGGCCATTGTCCCGTTATCCGAGTTCGACAAGGATGTCAGGTGTCCGCACTGTAAAGCCATCTTGAAGCGCCTGATGAGTCCGGTCATGTTTAAGTTCGCCTGATACTAACCACATAGCCAAGACACCTTATGCCATATTTAACATATAATCTGTAGAGGCCATCTATGAAGCTAGACGACACCACGCAATCGCTCCTCTCATCCCAGATCGTATCCGAATACGAAGCCGGAGCCGCATCCCAGTCTGCCACCCTATCCGACTTCGACACTACAATCTCCATGCTGGACTGCGAATCGACCCCCACGGCCTACGAGTGGATGAGCCAGGATGTCCTCCCGGAATACGCTTCCATTGTTCTCACCGAAGCCGCCCAGTGGGAGGAGGAATACTTCCCGACTCGGGACTTCGTAGACTGCTACCTGGAACCGGACGAGCTGGACGGCCCCATGAAATGCGCTGCCGCCAAGAAGCTCATCAATAAAACCTTGAATCGCGTCGGCCTTCGCTATTACCAGAAGTACATCCGGGCGCGGCTTATCAATTCCACATGCGGATATGTCTATGCCACAACCTCCTGGGAGCAACGCCTAAAACGCGAACAGACCGGAGTCCGCCAGATACCCGAGCAATCCTATGACGAGACAGGACGCCCCATAATCTCCCATCGAGAGGAGCCTATCTATTCCGATATCCCCGTTATCGACTATTTTAATCTGGAGATCCAAGATCCGCGCAATGTCGTCGCTTCCAATGAATACGTTTATTCCATCCAGGACAAGAAATTTATCATCATCCGGTCCGAACAATCCCTGGAGGAGCTAAAATCAAAGGAACTATCCCACGGCTATTTCAACCTCGACACATTATCCGACCTTGCTCTGCCCTCATCCCCGCGCAGGACGGAAACCGCCACCGAAACCTACGACCGCGACACCCCTCAGGATCTCGTTAAGTATTCCGGCTCACCTTCCTTCGACATTCTGGAACGCTATGGCAAACTATGGGCTATCGTAAAATCCACCGATGAATACGGCAACCCGGTCGATATCACCTCCCCTTACGACCTCACCGGCGATCTATCACCGAAGGCTGAACTGATCAAAGGGATCATGACCATCGCCAGATACGGCTCGACCAATACCCTGATCCGGTTCCAGCCTATCGGCACTATAGATAATCTTGGTCGTCCCTACTATCCGATCATCCGTGGACTATGCTACATCCATCCCACAAAAGACACCGGCATGTCGTCCGGCAAATACTCCTCCGGCCTTCAGTCCACAATCAACACCACCCTGCGGGTATCCCAGGACCGTGTTCTTCTCGCCACCTTACCCACATTCAAGGGTAAGAAATACGCAGTAGAAGATAACAACGAGATCCGGATGGAGCCGGAACACGTTATCCCCCTGGAAGATCCTGCCAACGACCTCGTGGAACTAACCATCAAAGATAACGTAAATGGCGCACTCCAGCAGATCTCGATGCTTACCTCCGGGATGCAAAAAATAAACGCGGTCTACCCAACCACCATGGGCGATGTACCCGGCATGGCATCCACCACCGCAACCGCTGTAGCTGGAGCCGATTCCCGCTCAAACACCCGCGCCGGATACAAGTCCATGACGTTTGCCTATACCTTCTTAACCGATCTCCACTGGCAGATCCTCCAGCAGTCATACCAGTTCATGCACCCGTCCACCGCCCTCCAGCTTCTCGGGCAGGAACTCGTCATGGCCTTCGATCCCGGAGCCGACTATACCTATAAACCCGTCCCGTCCAATATCGAGCAGGAGCAGTCCAAGCGCAACAAGATGCAGTCGGTCACTCAGGTTATGGCTACCGTGGCGCAGATCCCCAACCCCAAAACCCCTGTCCTAATAAACATGCTGATGGCTAAATACTTCGAGCTGCTTGGTTCAGAATACAACGATATCAAACACGCCCTTCTGGACGAAACCGTCCCGCCGCCTATGCTGAACCAGGGCGGCACCAACCCGGATGGATCGCAGCCCAATGTCCAGACGCAGCAGGGCGCACCATCCAATCAGTACGGTATCGAGCAGTCCATCACCGAAGACTCAGTTCGTGGCACAGGAGGGGTGAATGCCATCCAGTAGCGCTTACGCGCATAAACCAGGTATCCTAGAGCAAGTAAACCGCCGCGCCAGAAAAGGCCATGATGCTCTCCATCTCATCTCCAAGCATCTGGCCTTCATGGACGCGCTGGAAACCGACTTGGGCCGCATCCTCTTATCCGACCTCATCGACATGCACGACGCCGCCCTGGAGCGCCTCATCTCCCCCGACGCCACACCCTCCGCCAATATCGAATACAACCTCATCCTCCAGCAGATCACCCGCTGGAACGCCCGTATCCAAGCCTATCAATCATCACCAGAAAAACCCTAATAATCACCATACATTTTATCCCTATTGAATAATCCCGCCTACCCCCTTACCATTTCCTGAATACCAGCATAACATAGGTATAACACCAGTAGTTCAACATGCCGCAGCCTCCCTCATATCCCCAGGCTGACGGTACAAACCAAGGGCAACCAAGAGGAGAGAATATGTCTGACGAAAGCACTACCAACACCCCGCAACCAGAAGGCGATCCCGGTACATCCGTTACCCACGAAGCCTTGTCTGCCGCATGGGACGGAGTGACAGCCAACGAACCTGAAGCAACCACAGAAGCCAACGATAACGAGCAGTACGCCGAATCCGATCCCCCGGAACCGGAAGGCGAAGACCAGGACCAACAGGAGGAAGCCAACCCCCCGGATGAGAAAGCCCAGCGCCGTGAACGCCGTGACTTAGGCCGGAAGGTAAAAGACCTCACGGAAAAGTTCGATGCCTTACTAGAAAAGCTATCCGCCGCTCCGCAGTCAACCCAGTCACCCGCCCCGGCTGAACATACCCAGCCCCCGCATATGGTTGACTATGGCGACGCCTATCTCACCCAGCGTATTGACGAAGCCATCGCCCAGGGTATCATTCCGGAGATCCCGACCACGGCCCACGAGATAGCCATCACCAACCGCTTTCTTGCCAAGGTCGAGCAGGACCGTACGGCCCAGCAGGAGATCCAGTACGCTAAAGGCTACCTTGGATACGCGGAGTCCGTCAAATCATCCGTAGACCCGGAACTCCATGCCGAGATCCTGGATGCAATCACAAAGGATGGTTCGCCATTCAACGTGACCCATAGCAACGGCACCAACCCCGTCCTGGATGCTCGTATCAATTATGCGGAAGCCAGACTCCATATCCTTGAACAGAAGTTATCCAAGACCAAGGGCAACCCGTTCAAAGGTAAACCTTCCGCTGTCCCGACCGGGGTATCCACCACGTCAACGGAAGCTTCCCAGGATGATGTCCTGGCCCAGCTTGATGACCGTTCACGCGAGTTTGCCCGACGATCCGGAATGTCCGACAAGTCCATCCGGGACGCTCTTTCCACTCCTCTTCCCCTGCACTTAACCGGGCTACGAGCTGGAAGATAAGGAGCTACTGCCATGGATCAAGGCCGATACACCAAATACAGCACCAGACGCATTCCCTCCCCGAAGCGAATCGTCCGTATACCCGGCTCCTTCGATGACCGGAACCGCTATATTCGATGCTGGCATTGTGGCGTGATCGTTGACCTTGACCGCTATACCGGAAATTCTCCCGGTCCCGGCACGGTCATATCCGACTTTGGAACCGGCCAGTACACCCCGGATGACTCCCTGGCTCTTCTCGGCACGCTGGATACGGAACTTGCTATCCTGTCCACCGGGCCGGACGGTACAGCCGACAACTCCACCTATACTCCTCGTATGGCTGAAGCGGTTCCCGGCGCATGTTGGTTTTGTGGTTGCACGAATTTACTATAAAATAAGGTATCATTAACCTACCATTAACCTAACATTTTCACCTTACCCATAGGAGGTAATTATCATGGGATTTGAAGTAGTATCAGGAGAACTTGCAACGATCTGGGCAAGGCTTGGCTTCGACAACAGCGCCCAGACGGTTTATCAGGGTTCCTTGCTGACCGGATTCGGCCCCAGCGCGGCCCTGAAGTCCGGACTCAGAATCATGGGAGCTGCCAGCGGCGCGGTGGATACCTCCAACCAGGGCGTTCCCTTTGGCGTTTGCCTCGGCTTCAATTACGAAGGCACGTACAGCTCGACCTATAAAGGCACCTACGTTACCACGGCTGGTACTCTCGCGGCACAGGCGGCCCGTACCGCTCCACGTACCCGATTTATTGAAGGCAAGTATCCGAAAAATGACCCTGCCTACTATGCTCATGTCGCGGTAATCGGCCCCAATACCATCCTCAAGGGGCGCATCTTCAACGCAGCTTATGGAACTGCCCCCACGGTTTATGCCTGTTCCAACACGGACGCAACTGGTGCCGCAGTCACCACGTCTGCCTTGACTCAGGCTACCATCGCATACAATTCGGAGTTCTTTTGCCGAACCGGTGCGAACAAGGGTATTTCTCGCGCATCTTACGCAGCCTCTACGACTACGCATACGTTCTATGACTGCTTCCCGAAAGGCATTGTCGCAGGAGACACCTTCTGCCCCGTTGCCGCCCACGTAGGCACCTGCTACGCTCAGTTTGACGCCGCAGGAACCTATATCGAGCAGATGCCGGATCTCGCGTCCAATTACTATGCCCTGGATGTTCTGGAGCTTAGCCTCGACAAAGCGGGCGAAGAGTATGCGATCTTCAAATTCAACATTGACCAGTTTGCCGTTGTAAGGGCATAAGGAGGTATTAAATCATGGGAAATCCTGCAACATCTGAAGTATTTTATCGGCTCCTGGATAAAAACCTCCGGGAAGTAAGCGAAGGGGCATGGAAAGATCTCCCGTCCCAGATCAGCCAGATATTCCGAAGCATCTCATCTGATGGAGCTTCGGAAGAATTCTTTGAGGTATCCGATATCGGTGATGTTCCGGCGTTCAACGGTAAGCTGGAATTTGAATCCCCGGCCCCCGGATTCCTGTCCCGGATCGAACCCAAGGAATACGCCAAAGGCACCGCCTTTGAGCGTAAACTGATTGACGACAAGAAGTATTCCGTTTTGGATGATCGAGTCGGTTCCCTGACAAAATCCGCCCAGCGCACCAAAGAGAAGCTGGCTATCGAGGCATCCTTCGCCTACGCCTTCTCTACGGCTCATACCTACCTCTATTCCGAGGAGGGTGTGGCTCTGTGCTCCGATTCGCATACCAACAAAACCGGGGCATCGACAACTAGCGGATTCGACAATGCTGGCACCAGCTCCTTATCCAAGACCTCCATCGCGGCAACCCGCCTCGCCATGCGCCGGTTCATGAGCGATAACGGCCAGCGGATTGACATCAGCCCGGATACACTGATCGTTCCGGACGCCTTGTATGATACTGCCATGGAGATCGTCGGATCGGAGAAAGATCCCACTTCCGCCAACAACACCAAGAATATGATGTATGGGCGGCTCAAGGTTCTCCCTCTCATGCGGCTGGACGATTACGATACAAACAACTGGTTTATGGTGGACTCCAGTGCCATGAAGCGCGATCTCCTCTGGATTGACCGAATCGCTCCCGAAACCAAGATGACCGTTGACTTCGATACCTTCGCGGTTAAATGGTCGATCTACTTCCGGTGCGGTGGCGGCCATAAGGGATGGAGATGGATTTATGGGCATGCGGTTTCCTAGTATACTTCTTGTCCATATTGTAAGATAATTTTACGGGAGGGGCCACAAATCCCTCCCCTTTACTCACCATATACCAAGGAGTAAACTATGGCATACACAGCTTATAACAATGGAGTCTCCAGCTTCGGGGTTCCGGTTTTCGGTGACGGAGGGCGCGACATAAGTGGCTCGACCTACTTTGTCGATAACAACTCCGGAAGCGATAGCAACCTCGGTGAAACCTGGGAGAGCGCATTCAAGACTCTCGCCAGGGCAGTTACCATCTCCAACCTTGATATCGCTAGAGGATCAGACAGATGGGCTAGACGCAATACCATCTACTACTGCGCTGATACGGAAACAGCCGACCTCGTTGCGTTCCCCAATAACTGCGACGTTATCGGCTGCGGCTCTTACGACGCGAACTCTAAGCCCGGAATTACCGGCAACCACGTTCCGGTCAACTCCGGAAACTACGGAACTCGGTTCATCAATATCTGGTTCAAGGCCCCGGCAGACGCGGCACCTATCGTCACCCTTGCCAGTACGTCCAGCGGCATCCAGTTCCTCAACTGCACCTTCTCTGCTACGGCAACCACGACTTTCGGCATCCAGGCCACCGCCTCCCCGTTCCTGAAGATTATCGGCTGTAGATTCGAGGGCGCAGTTACTACAGCCCAGATCAAGATATGTACCGGAGAAGCTGGCGGCACTGAAATTATCGGAAACCAGATCCTCCAGTC